CTCTCTGTTTCTTCCATAATTCAAAACCGCGTTGCCAAGCCGCTTTAGCAGTCCAAGTAGTAGGAAGGCCTGCAAATTTAACATAAGCATCACCATTAGAATCATGCACTGTTATGTTAGCAATGTGGTAAGTTCCACCTTGCCTATACAATCTTCTATTGATCGCTGACATTTGCTTTGCGATATCAATATAATGAAAATCCTCATCAGATCCTGTATGAGTCAACACAAATCGTAAAAATCGATGTGTATCTTCAGGTTTCATTCTTGTAGCTTTAGTAGTGCCGCGTCTTCGAGCCATAGGGGTGGCTGATAATGGTAGATATAAGAACTTATCCCCCATATACGCCGCGACACCCGCCACTACTGTCACACCTGAAAACGCTGCACTCCTCTAATAATGTGACAGGTGACGGGGGGGACGAGGTAATATCCAGTAATCATGCTGATTACCTCGTCCCCCTCGCTTCGCTCCATATTTGTGAACCCGCGCTCGTGGATTAAAATCCCGTGCCCGCCTCCCCTCCACTTCGTTCCGGCCGCGTAAACGGGGGGCGGCCGCGCTTGTTATTGCGATAGAGTTGGGGTTAATTAGGGCCCCAATCTTCTGCGAACTTTCTTAATCTATCTCTGTGAATACAATATGCGTAAGGATGTTTCCGCATTATTATCTTTAGATCTATACCAGAGATATACAAGTTTACTAGGTCGCTCAATACTATTTTTTCTAAGCTCCCATGTAATTTTGGCTTGCCAATTTGCCACCTCTTGAAGGCAAACTTACCCTCATGTTTATTTATTCCTGAGCAGTAATCCCATGAGCCTTTGGCATCCTTTACGATATCAAAACACGTTGTCATTACACCAAGTGCTGACGCTAAAGTTTTGAGTCTCTTAGGTTTATGTTCCATATATCCTTGAATGTGAATCCTTCCTAGTTGTTCTCCCATTTCAAGTGCTAATGCTGCAGCTTCTATTCCTGCAGTTTTTCCTATTCTCTTTATCATTTTATCGAATATCATTAGCCAAACATCTTCTTGTCCACTAGGGGACATATCATCTATTTTCTTTACGCCATAGATCAAAGGGTCTAAATGTGCGTAATGTATTGTAATAAAACATCTTCTTAATTGCATTTTTCATACACTCCCAAGTATGATTCCGGTGGGAGTTCTCTATAGTAGTGGAATCACGCTACCATTGAGTTCAAGTCCGAGAAGTATCAATAGACACATTTTACACAAGTGGTCAGTAGACCATCCTGTTTTCTCGGCTGGAATAGGATTATCAATAGTAGTAATCAAAACCAACTCCTACATTGTATACAGGTACGAATTGTCCTGTATAATACGCAGATTTAGATCCGTAAGTTCTTTCATCACGAGGTAAACCTGCGTTAATTTCATCAAAATATTGATAATCAGCAGAAAAAGACAATCCTTTTCTGACTAATGTTCTCAACATTTTATTTCCTCATTTCTTGGAATCCTACACGCTTGCCATTAACATATACATAACAACCGTATCGACCTTTTTTTGTTCTAAACATTTTACCCATCGTCCTGTTAGTACGACGATTTGTAGCACGATAATATCTCTTAGCGATAATATCACGCCCATGAATCAAAGGCAACGCCTTTGTATGGGCCGGGTACTAATTCAATCAACACACCAATTTCATTGTCATCAGTACTACTCTTTGTCTCAATACAAAGTAAACCAAGAGGTACAGCAAAACCCGGTAGCATAGCACTAGGGCTTTGAGAAGATTTAATTGAAACCTCTCTGTATTCCCATGGATCAGCACAATTAGTCCCAGCACCAGCAACTAATGTAGAGCTGTAAGGAGGACTATCGTTGTCATCTTCCATTTGATGGACAACATCCATATTAACTTCTAAATCGCCACCACCGCTAGCCATTAAAGTAAACAAACTTGAATCTGCATTACCCGGAGCAACTGGGTCATCTTGAGGTATGTTAAGTACATCCTGTAAAGCCTTCATAAGACTTGCAGAAACACAAGACCCACTAGATGGTGCGCCATTATCAGCGCCCATCATATGCAGAGTAAATGAATCTGAATCATCTCCATTTTTATCAAGTAACATTTTGCTGTAATCCCATTCACCATGTGTTATCACATCATTTTCAATATCCTTAAAATTAGGTTTATCAACATCAGAGATGTGATCATTATTGAGATATACTTTGAAATCAGACCATTTGCCAGATACATTAGTCCCGCCAGATTGAGCAAGAGCTCTCTGTTTCTTCCATAATTCAAAACCGCGTTGCCAAGCCGCTTTAGCAGTCCAAGTAGTAGGAAGGCCTGCAAATTTAACATAAGCATCACCATTAGAATCATGCACTGTTATGTTAGCAATGTG